ACTTAAGATAATGCTTAGCTATTTCATATCTCAATCTAACGAATGGACTATCAGAACACAGAATACGGGCAGTAATGCATATACTATGAGCCTGACTGATATGATGGGATTAAACACATATACAGCAAGTATGAGTGGTATATCATTTACACCATACGAAAATATCCTAGCTTTTACAGCAAGCATTAGTGGTGCTGTTGTTGCCGGAGAATACAGAGCGGTAATAACTAATCAAGGTGCAACCGGCTCTGTGATATGGAATGGAAGTGTGCAAGTTTATGCATCTCAATCCGTAGATAAATCAGTATACGAAAATAAGAACACACAATATATTTCTCACACATCGGAGAACAAATATATAATTTATGACTAATATGAAAGGAAGACAGAATTTTGCTATTGTTAATGTGAACAATAATACAATGCCAATCATAAATGAGGATTCAAAGACTCGTTATGCATGGATACCATTTGGTGTTTATGGGCATGATGACTTTTTTGCAGCAGTAACAACTGCATATAATGTATCTACAACTAATGCCGCATGTGTAGAAGGATTGGCTGACCTTATTTTTGGTAAAGGTTTATACTCAAATGATGAAGCGAAGAATGAGTTAATACAAAAACTAATTCCACAAGAGGAAACTAAAAGAGTAGCATTTGATTTAAAACTTTATGGTAATGCTGCATATACAGTTTATTGGAATGATGACCATACAAGAATAGTAAAGATGTATCATGTTCCAGTTCAAACACTTCGCGCAGAAAAATTAGGTAATTCACCAAAGATAGAAAACTATTATTATTGCACAGACTGGTCAGATGGTAAAAAGGTAAAAGATAAAAAAAGAATACCTGCGTTTGGTACATCTAATGAAAAGATGGAAATACTTTATATCAAACATTATACGCCAGGTTTATACTATTATTCCTTACCTGATTGGGTTTCAGCACTACAATTCAGTATGAGTGAAGGTGAAGTATCAAACTTACATTACAATAACATTACAAATGGTTTCTTGCCGGCGGTAATGATTAACTTTAACAATGGTGTACCTGCTCCTGAAGAAAGACAAACAATAGAGGATTTGATTCAGGCTAAATTCACAGGTACAGATAACGCAGGACGTTTTATGGTTTCATTTAACGATGACCCTACAACTAAACCTACATTGGATATAATTGATATCTCTAATTTGCATGACAAGTATCAGTATGTTGCAGAATATGTGCAAGATAGAATACTTGTAGCACATAGAATTACATCACCACTTCTTTTTGGTATCAGAACACAAAACAATGGTTTCTCTTCACAATCAGAGGAAATGAAAACTGCATTTAGTATTTTACAAACAATGACAATATCTCCATTCCAAAATCTAATCCTTAATTCATTAGATTACGCATTGACAATGGGTGGTATTGATAATGCAGAATTATACTTTGAGCAATTAACTCCATTAGTAATTCTTTCACAATCTGCAGAAGAAACAGGTAAAACTGTTGAGCAAATAGAAGATGAAACTAATAAAGCCCTAGAAAATCCTGCAACATCAGAAGATAGTGAAGACCAAACAACAGAAGAAGTAATGCCAGATACGGAAAACATTGAATCATTCTCTATGTTATCATTTAATAATAAAGAATACGAAATATACAAATAATATGAGCTACGCATTATTCATAAACAGAAACGATATAATTAAAAATACACCATTACAGGGAGCTATTGATGCTGATGCACTTCTACCATTTGTTAGAACTGCGCAGGATAAATACATTAAAAACCTTATTGGTACAGTCTTATTCGATTATCTACAAGACCAAATAGTTGCAAATACTGTTGGTGCATTAAGTGTTTATTATCAGGACCTTTTAGATGATTATATAAAGAATGCTCTCATATGGTATTCTGCAGTTGAATACATTCCGTTTAGTTCAGTACAATTCAAATCTAATGGTGCTGTAAAGCAACAAAGTGAACAAGGTGTAGCACCGTCAAAAAGTGAAATAGATTATCTTAAGCAAATAGCACAAACAAATGCTGACTACTATGCATTAAGATTACAAAACTATTTGATTGCATATTCACAAAACATTCCACAATATTTGGAAAGTGTAGGCAATCAAACACAGATATATCCTGACCAAACTAACCAATATTTCGGAGGTATTCAATTATAAACTATGGCAGCAATCGTACATAATTCAGGTATCAATTATACACTTTATTACAATACTCTTAATTATTTCAAAACAATTATGAGCAATCACCCTTCTATTGAGGTAGTGACACAGGGTGATATGAGTGATTTTGATACTCGCGAATTTCCTTCATACCCAATAGGTAATGTGCAAATCATTTCGACAAACTTCGGTGATACCGTTACTGAATGGGAAGTAGAATTGACAGTAGCAGATAAAATTAAAAATAAAAACAACGAATCAACAGGGAGTACCAACGCTCAAACTATCCAATTCTTTGGTGTAGATGACACAGTTGACATTCATGCGAATACATTAAGTATTCTAAATGATTTAACTGCATATACACAAAAGAGTGTGGATGGGTTTGAAGTGAACGGAGATATAATCTGTGAACCATTCGCCGATAAGTTTAATAACGGATTGGCGGGGTGGGTGGCCAGATTCACTCTAACAACTCACAACGATAAAAACCGTTGTCTTTTTTTTTTGATTGAAGAAGCTATTAACGGATATAAGATATCTGATTGTATAACTGGGCAAGAATACCTAGCAACAATTAGTATCGGAGATGGACAATCGGTAGGTGGAGTATTTGCAACATATATAAATGCATTACAACCTGCTGATTATGGAAACTTAAAATGTTTTCAAGTACTGGATGGATTAGAATTTGGGCAATGGGATTTGAATAATTTACCAATGATAAATTGGCCTTACCCAAATGGATATGATGATTGTGTGGAGTGTGAATTGTGGATTAATCCAAAAGTATGGTCAACAACACCGGCTGCATGGAGCGGTACAGGTGCAGAATTTAGAACATGGGCAACAGTATAAAATAAAATAAAAAATGGGAAGCTTAAGTAACCTTTATATTTCACAATCTTATCAGTCATTAATCCATTTAGCGACCAATAATACTGCTTCGGCAACACTCATTGGTTTAGAAGATGGGTTAGGTAATTCTATTGGTGTATCTGTTAATACAGCAGGTAATCTTTATCTTTCAGGCACATTCAGTGCTTCATTGCAAGAAGGTTACATATATGTAGGTAATAGCAGTGGTAGAACTATTGCATTTCCAACATCATCTTTTATAAATGAATTAGAAACAGGAAGTTTATTAACCACTGCTTCATTCAATTCATATACTGCTTCTACAAATATTCGTTTAAGTAATATTGAAATAGCAACAGCAAGCATACTTGTTTCTATATCTAATCTCAATGCTTCATCAGCTTCACAGCAAGTTAGTATTAATGCATTAAATTCGTATACGCAATCTAATGACCAAAAATGGAATAATTTAGCAGCACAATCAGGTAGTTGGATTACAGAAAGTGAAACAGGAAGTTTTGCAAGATGGGATGTAAGTAATCCGTGGAGTGCAAATCAAACTTTCACAAATATTACTGCAGTATCTGCATCATTTACATATGTACAAACCGTTTTTGAAACCAGTTCTGTAATATATTCTTCAGGTAGTAATCAGTTTGGTGAATTAACTGATATACAAACTCTTTCAGGTAGTGTAAAGATTAGAGGTGGATTACTTATAAATAGTTTAGATGTTACCGCATCAATTAATAGTTTAACATCTAAAACAGGCTCATATGCAACTACAGGTTCAAATACTTTCATAGGTAATCAAATAATTACACATAGTGGCGGTGCTTCTTTTACACTATTAGATGATAGTGGAATAGCTGTTAATTATGGACAAACAGCTGTTGGTAACTTTGAAATATCTCAATCAGGTAGTGTAATTATGAGAGGTAATAATGGTGTAAATTTTGATATATTCGGAAGTGCATCATTTGTATCAGCACCATCTATACCAAAAATAAATTCAAATGTAACAATTGATGGAAGTTTAACAGCATCCCTTCAACAAGGATATGCATGGGTAGGTGATATTAGTAATATTAGTAAAGCAATACCAACATCTTCATTTGCAAGTTTAATTGATACAGGAAGTTTTGCAACTACATCTTCATTTAATGCATATACTGCAAGTAATGACCAAAGAGTTAGTTCATTAGAAAGTAATTCGGCGAGTGTAAACATAAGCATTTCAAATATAAATGTATTC